GTACTCTAAACGATTGTATTAACTGATTTATTTTACCATCTAATGCAATAAAACTATCCACATCTGCTCCTGCCCATCTAAAAATTGCCTGATCATCATCTCCTGCAACAAAAGAATCTTGTGTATTATCCCAAATATTATGAGCCATTTGCCATTGGACTTTAGATAAATCTTGTGCTTCATCTATAAATGTTACATCAAATTTAGGACACTTATCACTCTTAATAAATTCTGTAATCATGTCATGAAAATCTATAAGACCATATTCTTTTTTATATTTTTTTATTTCCTGGTCCAAGATAATAAGTTTTTCTCTAGAAACTTCTTTCGTGTGTTCTCCTAAATCATATTGTTCCATCACAGTTATTTCCTTATGTCTAGCTTTATCTATAATACTTAGTTCTTCACTATTAGAAGTAAAGAATGCGTTCCCTTCGTCATGTTCCCATGCAGGAACAGAAAGAGGAAGTTTTAATTTTTCTCCTAAATCTCTATAATGAAACGGTTGCATTACATTTTCTTTTTTTAAACCAAGTCTTCTGAATGCTAGAGAATGTAAAGTTCTAAAGTGTGGTAGGTCATCCTCAGTTAAATTAAATTTTTTCATTGCTCTATCTCTTGCTTCGTATGCAGCTTTTTGAGTAAAAGCGAAATATCCTATTCTATCTGGATCAGTTTCTTTTAAATAATCATCAACTTTATTAAGTAATGTGTGAGTTTTCCCTGTACCTGGAGGCCCTAATACTATTGTTTTCATTTAACCCTTCCAAAAAAATGTCTCCATATTGATGATCTAATAATGGAAACTGCTGTAAATATTAATGCTATATGTAGGCTATCCCATATCGTTGGGTATAATCCAAAGAATGGAAATATATATAATTGAATTAAGATTGCTAAAATTAATCCACTACCTACATCAATAAAACTTTCAATAAAACATCTTAACTTCATTAATATGGGTCCTTAGGTTTATATCCTGGTGATTTAAATTCTGTTTTTGTATTATTAAATTTTTTAACATACATAACTTTAATACTCTTACCACTAGCATCTATTACTTTAATCTTGGCATCAAACCACTCTTTCATCCAGGCTGAAGTTTTTTGATAGTCATGAGACCATCTTCTTCTTTGTAAATGATCATGAAAGAAGTGTCTAAATTTAAAGTAATGATTCTCATCATCACTCCAAACATTCCCTCTTTCAATATCTTCTTTTCTTTTTGTTTGTCTTCTATCACTACAATAATCTTCTAAATGTTCTCTTAATTGATCTTCTGTTTTCATTCCTTCCGGTGCATCTATTACTTCTCTCCCTGCTAATAAACCGTTTATTAATTGTTTCCAATCTTTAGTTTTTAAAGTTGGTGGTAACATTCCTACTCCTGCTATACATGCTTCTTCAAATAATGATTGTTGTCTTAAATGTTTTGGACTATCTAATCTTAATCTTTTACCATCTACGTTTAAATAATAATAAGGATGTTCTAATTGAATTTCTTGTAAGTCACTTAACTCTGGAAATGTTGGTGCATCACCTATTCCATACTTTCTTCTCTTACATAATGTTTTATCACAATGACTACACATCGGTTCATCTTTACATTTATATCCCCAATCTTTTTTCTCTATTTGTGATTTAATAATATCTATTTCTTTTTGATCTAAATCTCCTTCCATATATTCTCTGTGGAACCAAGAAATTTTTTCTTTCCAATCTTTCCATTTCTTTTTAGCAAAGACTCCAAAATGAAATAAAGAAGCATTTCTTCCACCTTCTTTTATTCCTTCGGCTGCTAAAGTTTCTATGCACGGAGGCCCATCAGAAAATTCTGATTCAGGCCTCTGCACTTTTATAGAACCAACATCTAGTTGTTTTACATTATTTATGATTCTATAAAATTCTTCTAAACTTGCTGCTGCACCATCCTCTTTGAATGCATATCTCGTTGTATTATCTCCTTTGAAATAAGGAAGGTTTAAAAAGTTTCCAGTATCTTCTTCTGATTTTAATTCTATTTGTTTTGGAAAGACCTCTGCATTAGCAAAACCTAGTATAGCTCTTATCTCTAAGAGTTTGTCTCTCATTATTTTTGCATCTATAAATTTTTGTGAGAATAAAAATATATGAGCGCCACCACTTTTAGATCTACATACTACTAATGGTAATTTTAAAATTTTAATTTTAGCTAATAATTTTTTGTGATCAAAACCTGCGTATGAATCTACATCAATACATCCCCATATACATTGATTGTTTTCATTAATAGGAATGATACCTAGTGTAGGTTCTACACCTTTAATATGATTTTCGTAATGACTCGATGTAACTGGTTCTCTTTTTACAAAAGATTTTCCTTTTAACTTCTCTCCATTTGCTGGAGCAGTGTTAATATAGGTACATCCGTGAGCCCTCTTTAATCCGTCAAATATCTTTTCAAATTCTGTCATAACTTAAAGTAGAGGCGTCTCCACTCTCGCTTCAACGCCTCTTGTTGCAACTTATTCCCTTAGGAATTGCTTAGTAAGGAGTTGACTCCGAGTTAACAGAATCGGATCCATGTTTAGCTTGAACGTTTCCCTTTGATATACTCAAAGAAAAACCTTTAGCTTGATCATAGATCGCTCTATCTTGTACAGGACCTACTTTATCTACATCCCAACCAAACCATGTTCCTTTGTCGTTAGACTGTTGAACAGTAGTCAATTTATATACATGACTATATGTTGGTGGAGTAAATAAACCAGATTTACCTTGTAGTTTGATACCCATCATCATTGTATTCCATTTACGACTAGTCTTTAATTGAGTAGCCTTCATGGTAATCAATGCTGTGCTAGGATTATCGCCTAGTAACATTACAAAGTGACTTGCGGTATTCTCGATATAATTACCATTTGGTAATCTATCTTTATTCATAGCATCTCTTTTAGCTGATGCTACTGCCTTAGAATCCACAGCATGTACTGCTACTGGTGCGCCCATTGATTCTCCTCTATCCTTCCATTCCACGTATTCTCTTTTATAGAAACACGGAATTACTTGGATACCTTTTGTACCATCATAAAGTTCATTTGTGACAGTATTCAAGATCATACCAGGTTGTGCACCTTCGATATGTTTAGCATGTCTCGTATTAACTTCTGGAGACAGCTGACCTAAAACTTTCAGAAATGGTAATGCAAGATCTTCTTGCGACATTGACTGAAAGCCAGCGTTCGCATCATCTTCAAATAATGTAGCTGATGGAAGCTTAGCGTTTATCTTTGGGATAACCGCATTTTGCTCGTTTTTTGCTTCGTTGTTCATAGTTATTGTTTCTTTGTTAATTTGGTACGGTTTCCTACGTACACGTTAAAAATGTCCATTGGCATTTGTTTACCTGCCTCAATACGCTCACGGACTAGCGCTTTTAAAGTCATGGGTTCTACCTTCAACTTTTGTGTTGGTTCGAACCCCTGACTCTTCGCAAGGTTAGCATAATCTACCGCCTTGTTATCTTCGTTACGTCCAAAGGAAACGGTCACATCATTTTTAATAATGTCACCTAGGCCATTGTCCCGAAGCCATTTATAAGCTTTCTCTCTGTTTGCAACAGAGATACTTGCATTATAGAAAGGTTTAACGTCAACTGATGAACCATCAGCTAACTTCAATTGAGATAATCCCATCTCTGATAACATAGTTGGAATTACATCTTCTGAAATTCTTGCAATCTCTTTTTGTTTTGTCTTTATTCTTTCTTCATCAGACTTTACTTCTGCTTCCAAGTCCCTAAGTTTTAGGACTTGATCTGATAAAGATTTTATATCCTTAGTTCTAGTTAGAACTTCTTCTTGATCTTTTTCAAAATCTATTGTCATTATTCTATTTCTCCTTTTTCATACAAGTTAATTTTAATTGGATAATATTTTCTTTCTTGTTGATCCCATTTTAATAATTTATATTTTCCATTTGTTATATCACTAACAATAGAACATGCAACCCCAATGATTGCCGGATCTCCAGTTAAAAGTAAATAATCATTTTCACTAAAATTTTTTAACCCTTGTCTTAACTTAAATATAAGTGGACCAGGAGAAAAAATTATTTGTGAAAGTTCTGGAAGTAAAAATTTAAATTCACCATATTCAGATGCACCTAATATATTTATTTTAGGTCGACCAACTCTGGTACCTGCAATTTCTTGAATAACATAAACTATATTTTCTGCTTTCATTACTATTGACTTATATATTTTTTTAATATAATGTCAAGACTACAGAAAGAAAAAATTATGAATTATAAATTTAAAACAAAACCTTATAAGCATCAACTTGATGCTCTTGAGATTTCTTGGAATAAAGAAGTCTATGCATATTTTATGGAAATGGGAACTGGTAAAACAAAAGTTCTTATAGATAATATGTCTATGCTTTATGACAATGGAAAAATTGATGGTGCTTTAATTATAGCACCAAAGGGTGTAGTAGGTACGTGGTATAAGCAAGAATTACCAGCACATTTAGTCGATCATGTCGAAAATGTGACCATTTTATGGCAGCCAAATATATCTAAAAAACAACAAGAAAAATTAAAATCTTTGTTTGAAATAGAAACAGCTCTACATATTTTAATTATGAATGTTGAAGCTTTAAGTACTCAAAAAGGTGTAGATTTTGCATCTAAATTTTTATCATCACATAGAACTTTAATGGCAATAGATGAAAGTACTACTATTAAAAATCCTAAAGCAAAAAGAACTAAAAATATTTTAAGACTTTCTAAACTTGCTAAGTATAGAAGAATTATGACTGGTTCTCCTGTTACTAAAAACCCATTAGATTTATATAGTCAATGTGAATTTTTAGATCCTTATTGTTTAGACTTTGCGTCTTACTATGCATTTAGAAACAGGTATGCTGAAATGAAAACAGCTAACTTCTATGGAAGAAGTGTTCAAATTGTGGCCAGATTTCGACATCTTGATGAACTAGCAGAGAAATTAAAACCGTTTTCTTATAGAGTTTTAAAGGAAGATTGTTTAGATCTTCCTGAAAAAACTTTTATGAAAAGAGTAATTGAATTAAGTAAAGAACAAAAAGAGCTATATGCTCAAATGAAAAAGATGGCACTTGCCATGTTAAACGGAAAAGTTGTTACAACTAAAACTGCTCTTACTCAAATAATGAGATTGCATCAAATTACATGCGGTCATTTCACTGCAGATGATGGTTCAGTACAAGATATAAAGAATAATAGATTAGATGAATTAATGAATGTTTTAGATGAGATAGAAGGCAAGGTTGTTATATGGGCTCACTATCAATATGATGTTAAAAAAATAATAAAGGAAATCCAAAAGGTCCATGGTCCGGGTTCCGTTGTAGACTATTATGGATTAACACCTAAAGATATAAGACAAAACAATATAGAAAAATTTCAAAACGATGATGCAGTTAAATACTTTGTAGGTACACCAGCTACAGGTGGTTATGGAATCACGCTTACTGCAGCGTCGAACATGATTTATTATTCTAATGGTTATGATCTAGAGAAAAGATTACAATCCCAAGACAGAATACATAGAATAGGTCAAAAGAAACCTGTTACTTATATTGATTTAATTGCGGAAGATACAGTCGATAATAAAATCGTTAAAGCTCTCCGCAAAAAAATCAATATTGCATCAGAAGTGATGGGTGAAGAATTAAAAGATTGGATTTAACCTATCTTTATAACTTTCGCTTTTTTGTTTTCTGGTGGATTATAGAATAATTCCACTTTCAACATACCATCTTCTAGCTTCGCACCTTTACATTCCACGTATTCAGACAATTGAAGTTGTTTGCTAAAGGCACGCTTTGCTATACCTCTATGAACAAAATCTTCTTCATCTTCAGTAGATTTGCCTTTGATAGATAAAACTCCATCTTGAACCTGGACTTCTATATCTGATTTTGTGTAACCAGCTACAGCCATTTCCAAGACGTATTTATCCTTACCAGCTTTCTTTATATTATAGTGTGGAAAGCCAGAGTTTATTTCAGGCAAACGGTGAAATCTATCGAAAATACTTTCGAAACCGATTGCGTTATTTAGGAAATTGTTAAGATTTATTAGATGTGTCATTTAACCTCCTTGTTTAGACGATTAATAAAATGGGCCTCCTAAAGCACCCACTATCTAATATATTCTATTTTAAATAAATTACAACTAGCATAACGAATAAAATCAA